TGAAGAATATCATTACTCCAGAAGATTGGGAGATTATGAGTGAGCACATTCAATATGACTTCCTTTATGACAATCACTTCTCCGAATTGAAGGATGCGGAACTCTTTAACGAAAGGCTTGGTATGGTTCAAGTTGCTGAACCATACGTTGGAAAGTATTTCTCCCAAGACTATGTAAGACGTAAGATTCTTCGCCAAACTGATGAAGAGATTATTGAACAGGATAAGTTGATTGAAAAAGAAATTAAAGATGGAATTATTCCAGATCCAAACGCACCCGTTGATCCTGCAACTGGTATGCCACTCGATCAAAATTCACAAATGGATTTGGGTCAACCAGTAATGGAACCAGATCTAGAAGCACAAGGAGCAGCAACAGAAGCTCCTGGAATACAAGCACCATCCGCACCGAAAATGCCCAAGGGTGGAGAGATATAAATAAAAAAAATTACTTAGGTATTTAAAATGGATGACCTTTTGGATATGATTATCGCTGATGAACCACCATCGCAAATCAGTGATAAGATTAAAGATATACTATTTTCTAAATCAGCAGAAAAAATTGATGCTTTCCGTCCAGCAGTAGCGGCAAGTATGTTTGGACAAGATGAAGAAGGTGAGGAAGATTACGAAGAGGAAGAATGAAATCCTACAAGCAATTTATTTCCGAATCCATTAATATTGCTGGAGATTTTACAGGAAATCTTTATGTAAATTCTCAACCAGAACAACAACAAGTTGGTGAAGAGTATGTTGCCGATGTAATGTGGAATGGAAGCTTATATCGTTTAGAAATGATTACCAAAAACGGAATTCCATCCACAAGAGAACTTGGAGAGCAACTACAATTAAATTATCCAGGTGCGGTTGTTCATCAAATCTACCCAGTTTTAGAAAAGAATTTAAACATCAAAAACGCACAAAGATATCACCCGTCAAAATTGGAATGGATTGATTAATGGCTCAGTGGAATATAACTACACAAGATTATTTAAATCAGGAAAGATCTTTATTCGAAGTTGTAGGTGTTGCGTCAAGTGACGGACAAATAATTAGTAGTAAGAATCCATTTCCAGTTACCGGAACTGTTGGGATTTCATCAGAAACTGTTGTAACTATTAATCCAGATACAAATGCTGTTGATGCATTTGGTAGAAGTAGAGTTTCTGAACTTTTTACTCTTGGTGACTATAAGCATCTTTATGCTATTGACCCAAACTTTTTAGATAGTAGTTCTGGAGCAGGTTCAACAGTATCATTTTTACAAAATCAAGCAGCGGCAAGGCTCCAAACTGGTATTGGATCTACCGCATTTAGTATTCACCAAACAAAGTTTTATCATCATTATCAACCAGGAAAAGGACAACTAATTTTTAGTTCTTTTAACTTCTATGCTCCCCAACAAAATGCTACTAAAAGAACTGGATATTTTGATGATAGAGATGGAATTTATTTTGAACAAGTTGGACTAAGCACTTCTGATGGAATAAATGCTGGTATTGGAACAAACAATTGGGTAATTAGATCTTTTGTAAGTGGGATTGCATCGGAAACAAGAATCCCACAATCACAATGGAATAAAGACAAATGTGATGGAACGGGGACTTCTGGATTTAATTTGGATGTTACAAAAACTCAACTTGCATTTATAGATTTCCAGTGGTTAGGTGTAGGTAGAGTCCGTTGTGGTTTTGCTCATAATGGACAACTCATCACGGCACATGAATTTCTTCACTCCAACAATTTAGCAACAGTTTATATTGCTAATCCAAACCTACCAGTCCGCTGTGAAATTAGAAACACTGGTGTAGGTATTGGAGCATCATTTGATCAGATTTGTTCTTCTGTAATGTCAGAGGGCGGATATGTGGAAAGTGGCATTGACTTTGCCGTTACAATGACCACATCAAGAACAACTCCAACACCAGCAGGAACTGAACTTCCTCTGATTGCAATTCGTCTTAAAAATACTTTCCAAGGATATCCAAATAGAATATCAGTAAGATTGAATAACCTTTCAATACATTGTGAAACCAATAGTATCATTTATAGAGTTATCAAACTTCCAAGTTCTGCTTATTTGAGTAATGCTGGAACTCTAACTTGGACCTCTGCTTCTTCCAACAGTGGAGTTGAATATTGTGTAGATGCTACAACTTATAGTGATGGCGACGAGTTTGCATCAGGATATGTTCCTTCTGGTGCGTCTCAAAACTCACTTTCGCCAGTTGCTTCCGGTTCGTTAACAGCAGCAAAGAAAAACATTATTGTTCAAAATATAGACTCAACAAATTCCGAAATTTATGTACTTGTTGTAAGAACTATTACTACTACAGGTAATGCTGTCGCTAACGTTGCTGCTGCTCTCCAATGGAGGGAGATTTATTAATTTAATAAATAACTATTAAATGTATTATAAGAATAATGACTCATAGACCAGTAGGTGCCGGATCCTCTTTTATATTTACTGCGGGAACTGCTACAACATCATCTGCATTTTCTGTTCAATCCAGCGTATTGAGAATTGTTGCAGTTGGTGGTGCTGCTCACGTAAAGATTGATGGAGATCCTATCGCAACAACATCAGATTATTATGTTCCTTCAGGGGAATCGGTATCATTGGCACTGACTAAAGCATCCAATCGTGTTGTAGGTGTTACAACTGGAACCACAACAACAATTACAGTTCCAGAAGGAACTCAAGTTCCTTTTGGTGTTGGTGATTATGTAACTTTATCTGCTAGTGGTCAATCTTATTATGATTTTTCACACAAACAAGTTTTGTCTGTAGATACTACATCTTCTTATGATGGATATCATCAAACAAGAATGATAGTCAATCATAATTCAAGTGGAGTTGTTACCGCTTTTTCATCTAAGGACGCATCAATCAGCATCTCAAACAAAGTTTCTGCTAGAGGTGTTGGTTCAGGAACTCTTTATTACCAACAAGTACAAGTTACGGGGCAAGCATAATGAAACTTATTAGAGAAGAAATCGAAAAGGTTGAAGTCATCACCGAGAGTGTTGGTGGCAAAAAAAATCTTTTCATTAAAGGTATTTTTCTACAATCCGAGTGCGTCAATCGCAACGGTAGAAAGTATCCCTTTTCAATTATGGAGAGGGAAGTAAAGCGTTATAGTGAAAACTATGTCCAAAAAGGACGTGCTCTTGGCGAACTAGGACACCCAGATGGTCCAACTGTAAATCTTGATAGAGTTTCCCATAAGATTACAGAACTTTATCAAGATGGTAATAATTTTATTGGAAAGGCACAAATCCTTTCAACCCCAATGGGCAAGATTGCGGAGTCACTTCTAAAAGATGGAGTAACTCTTGGCGTTTCTTCTCGTGGTATTGGTTCTTTAAGAGAAACAAGAGAAGGTCATAAGGAAGTTGGTGAAGATTTTATGCTAGCAACTGCTGCCGATATCGTCGCTGATCCTTCCGCTCCTGATGCTTTTGTTCAAGGAATTATGGAAGGTAAGGAGTGGATTTGGGATGGTGGCATCCTTCGTGAAAAGTATGCTGAGCAAACTAAGAAGAGAATTGATTCTCTGGTTGATCAGCATATTCTAGAAGAATATAAACTAAGTTTATTCAATGAGTTCCTCAATTCATTGTAATTAATTAATTTATAAATAAATATAGATTTACTACAGGAAAATCGGAGAGTTCAAATGTCTCGTGGCAAACAATTACAAGAAATGGAAGTAGGCACTAAACCATCCAAAACCGCTGTTAACTCAGGTGCAGCAGCTGCAGAAGGAATGCCAAAACTATCAGGTAATATTCCCCCAGGTCAAACTGGTTCTTGGGAAGATCTTGGTGGTCCTACCCCAGACAATTATAAGTCTGATGATGATTCAGCTAAGCTGAAGACCCCAGGAGCAACTCTTAAGCAAGTTAAGGATGTTGTTAATAAGGGTGCTAAGCCAGCAGAAACCGCAAAGGGAATGAAGGAAGAAGAGTTGGATCTAGATGATGAAGAAGTAATTGCTGAGTCTGAAGAGGAAGAACTCGAAGGCGAAGAGGAAGAAGTAGAAGGTGAAGAGGAAGAGGGCGAAGACGAAGGTGAGGAGGAAGAGGAAGTAGTTGAAGAGGAGTATGACATCGAAGAAGATGTTAATGCTCTAATGGAAGGCGAAGAACTCTCCGAAGAGTTTAAGGAAAAGGCAAAAACAATCTTTGAGGCAGCAATTACTTCAAAGGTTGTACAAATCAAAGAGCAACTAGAAGCTTACTATGAAGAGCGTCTGGTTGAAGAGGTAGAAGAAATCAAGGAAGCTCTTTCTGAGCGTGTTGATTCCTACCTAGAGTATGTTGCTGACGAGTGGTTCACTGAAAACTCACTCTCAGTTGAAGGTGGTCTGAAGGAGGAGTTAACCGAGTCCTTCATGACTGGTCTGAAAGGACTTTTTGAAGAACATTATGTATCAATCCCTGAAGATAAATACAATGTGCTTGAGAGCATGGTAGAAAAACTTGATGAAATGGAGACAAAACTCAACGAGCAAATCGAGAAGAACGTTTCCCTAAACAAGCGTCTCGCAGAGTCGGTTGCACAAGGAATCTTTGATGAGATTTCTGAGGGCCTTGCTGCTACTCAGAAAGACAAGCTCGCTTCACTTGCCGAAAGTGTTGAGTTTGAAAGTGAAGAAGAATATCGTGAAAAGCTGGAGACATTGAGGGAATCATATTTCCCTTCAAGAGTAGCATCTCCTTCTGCTAAAACTGAATCCCTCTCTGAGGGAGTAGATAGTTCACCAGCAGATATGACTGGCACCATGTCAACTTATCTGAGAACTCTCTCATCATTTAGCAAATAATTGAATTTAATATAATTCAAACAAAAACATCCACACAACAAAGGTAAACGCAAATGTTCCATTCAGAGCATCTGCAGGAAAAGTGGGCACCTCTCCTCAACTATGAGGGTCTTGATACAATCAAAGATTCACACAGAAGAGCTGTCACCGCAGTCCTGCTAGAGAACCAAGAAAAATTCCTAAGAGAGCAAAACGCTTTCGCAACTTCAGGATCATTCCTGACAGAAGCAGCTCCTAACGTTAACACCCAATCTGGCGCTAGTGCTGGTTTCAGTGCTAACGCAACTGATGCTGGTCCTGTTGCTGGTTTCGACCCTGTTCTGATCTCTCTGATCAGACGCTCAATGCCTAACCTGGTCGCTTATGATCTCGCTGGCGTTCAACCAATGAACGGTCCTACTGGACTGATCTTCGCAATGCGCTCCCGCTATGCTAGCCAGAGTGGTGGCGAAGCTCTGTTCAACGAAGCAGACACCGCATGGTCGGGTCAGAACAATTCCCGCAACCTCACTGATGGATTCAGTGATGCAAATGCTGGTCTTGGCACAACTGCACAGTCAGGATCTAACCCATCAGTTCTCAACCCAGTAGCAACTGCATCCTCACTAGGATACAACGTTGGTCAGGGTATGCGTACCGATGATGCTGAAGCTCTTGGCGACGGCACCAGCAACGAGTTCAACGAAATGGCTTTCTCGATTGAGAAAGTTACCGTTACTGCAAAGTCACGCGCACTGAAGGCTGAGTACTCACTTGAGCTTGCTCAGGACCTTAAGGCAATCCACGGTCTGAATGCAGAAGCTGAGTTGGCAAACATTCTGTCAACCGAAATTCTTGCAGAAATCAACCGCGAAGTCATCAGAACCATCTACAAGGTTGCTGAGCAGGGTGCTGTTCAGAACGTTGCTAACGCCGGTACTTTTGACCTGGATGTTGACTCCAATGGTCGTTGGTCTGTTGAGAAGTTCAAGGGTCTTCTGTTCCAAATCGAGCGCGATGCTAACGCAATTGCACAAAGAACTCGTCGCGGAAAGGGCAACATCATCATGTGCTCTGCTGACGTTGCTTCAGCACTGACCATGGCTGGTGTTCTCGACTACACCCCAGCACTCAACGCTAACCTGAACGTTGATGACACTGGCAACACCTTTGCTGGTACTCTGATGGGCAAATTCCGTGTCTACATCGACCCATATGCTGCTAACCTGACTGCTGCTAACGGCACTCCAGGCAACCAGTACTATGTTGTTGGTTATAAGGGTTCTTCACCTTATGACGCTGGACTCTTCTATTGCCCATATGTTCCTCTCCAAATGGTTCGTGCCGTTGGTGAGAACACCTTCCAGCCAAAGATCGGATTTAAGACCCGCTACGGCATGGTCGCAAACCCATTTGCTGAAGGTACAACCCAGGGTCTTGGTGGTCTTAACGTTAACGCAAACCGTTATTACAGACGTGTTGCTGTTAAGAACCTCATGTGATCCATTTCACATAGGTTTTCTCGGGGTCCGAAAGGACCCCTTTTTTTATCTAAATAGTTAGAAAAAATGGCAGGAAGACCATCGCAAATTGAGAATAGAAATTTTCTATCACCTACTGGATTTAAGTTTGTTTTAAAAAGAAGTCCAAAGGTAGCATTTTTTTGCAATCAAGCAAATATTCCAGATATAACTTTAGGTATTGCAAACCAACCATCTTACTTAAGAGATATTCCAATTCCAGGAGATAAACTGCAGTTTGGTGATTTATCTCTAAGATTTTTGGTTGATGAAAATCTTGAAAACTATATGGAAATCCAAAATTGGATGAGAGGATTAGGATATCCAGAAGATGTAAAGCAGTTCAGAGATCTTTCTGACGAAGGTATAATTCAAACTAACTATGCCAATGATAGACAAAACATTTATTCGGATGGAACTCTACAAATTCTGAATAGTAATTTGATTGCAAAGTTTCAAGTATTTTTCAAAGATTTATTTCCATATTCATTATCAACAATAACGTTTGATGCGACACAAACAGATATTGAATACTTTACAGCAGATGTAAGTTTCAAGTATACTATGTACAACCTAACTGATTTGAGTGGCAATCCTCTATGACCATTGATCTTGATAAAATTCAAGAAATGTGGGAGAAAGATTCAAAAATAGATATGGACAATCTCCATACAGAATCTACAAACATCCCAGTTCTTCATGCAAAATATTTTGATTTATATAATACAATTTTTCTTTTAAGAAAAAAAGCAGAACAGCAGAAAAGAAATATTCGACACGAACGCTATGAATATTATTCTGGAAAATCAGATCCAGAAGTTTATATTGATAACCCATTTCCCAAGAAAATCCGCGATAAAGATACAATGCAGAAGTATCTTGATGCGGATGAGAAGTTGTCAACAGTATGTTTAAAGATTGATTACTACGACACAATGCTCGTTTATATTGAAAGCATTCTTAAAATGGTTCAGAACAGAACATACCAAATTAAAAATGCTATTGAGTTTATGAGATTTAACTCTGGACTGGGGTAAATAAATATATGCAGATGAATGGATCTATGTGATTGACACTGCAGCAAATCTTGTTATTTCCAAGTCTAACGAAGTATTTTTAAAGATTAATACGGAACCTCATATCGAATATGAACTTAGAGATCACTTTAAGTTTGAGGTTCCTAATGCAAAGTTTATGCCTCAATACCGTGGAAAGAATTGGAATGGGGAAATTCATTTGTTTGATATGAGATCCAAACAGATCTATGTTGGTCTGTTAGATAAGATTGTCAACTTTTGTAAGCAGTATGGATACACTTACAAGTTTGAAGACAATAAGTTCTATGGCACTCCATACGAAGAGAATGATCACATCTCGTATGAAGGTGTCAAAGATTACATGCATTCCATTTGTGCCCATACTCCCAGGAAGTATCAAATTGAGGGAGTATATGGTGCCCTAAAGCATAATAGAAAACTATTGATAAGCCCCACTGCGAGCGGCAAATCGTTGATGATTTATTCTCTCGTAAGATATTATGTGGATAAAGGCGAAAAAATTCTTTTAGTTGTTCCGACGACATCTCTTGTAGAGCAGATGTACAAGGATTTCCTTGATTATGGTTGGGATGCTGACTCATATTGCCACCGTATCTATTCTGGTAGAGAAAAAACAAATGAATTTCCAGTAACAATTACTACTTGGCAATCTGTATATAAACTAGAACGTTCATTCTTTGAAGAATATGGCGTCATTATAGGTGATGAAGCACATTTGTTCAAGAGCAAATCTCTGATTGAGATTATGACAAAACTTCATCACGCCAAGTATCGTTTTGGTTTTACTGGAACATTGGATGGAACTCAAACTCACAAATGGGTTTTGGAGGGATTGTTTGGTCCATCATATAAAGTAACAAGAACTGATGAGTTGATGAGACAAGGACATCTTTCTCAACTTGATATTCAGTGTCTTATTTTAAAACATCCTCCCCAAAAGTTTGAAACTTATGAAGATGAGATACAGTATTTAATCGGGCACGAACAAAGAAATAACTTTATTAAAAACTTATCTTTAGATCTAAAAGGAAATACCTTAGTTCTCTTCGCTAGAGTTGAAGCTCACGGAGCAATATTATATGAAAAGATAAATACTAGTAAGCGAGATGATCGTAAAGTATTTTTTGTTCATGGTGGTGTTGATGCTGAAGAAAGAGAATTAGTCAGGGAGATTACTGAAAGAGAAAACAACGCAATTATCGTTGCATCTTATGGAACTTTTTCTACAGGTATCAATATTAAAAATCTCCATAATGTTATCTTTGCCTCTCCAAGTAAATCAAGAATCAGAAATCTTCAAAGTATTGGACGAGTTCTTAGAAAAGGAAAAGACAAAGTAAAAGCAACTCTTTATGATATTTCTGATGATTGTACAATCAAGTCAAGAAAGAATTATACTTTAAACCACTTTATTGAAAGAATAAAAACATATAACGAAGAAAACTTTAACTATGAAATAATCACAATACAACTAAAGAAAGATGGGAATTGAAGAAGATTTTTACGCAACAGTAAAACTTAAGTCAGGAGAAGAAATATTCTGTAAAGTTGCAGCATCTGAAGAAGATGATAGAACATTACTAATAGTTTCAAATCCAATAATAGTATCGGAAATAAAAGGTAGGACTGGAGTTGTTGGATATAAACTAGAACCCTGGCTAAAGACAACAACCGAAGATATGTTTATTCTTAATATTGAAGATATATTGACGATGAGTGAATCTTCTGATATAGAAATGATAATGATGTATCAAAATTACATCAGGCAATCAAACAAAGATGGCAATCAATCCAAGATAAATCGTAGAATGGGATATCTTGCCAATGTAAATGATGCTAAGGAGATACTAGAGAAGATCTTTAAAAGTAGCTAAAGCTAGTCTTTTTAACCTCCACAAAGGTAATTGTACAGTGTTTTAGATACCTTGTCAAGCATTTATTAAAGTGGTATAATCTATACATAATAATGATAAAAACTTATGATAACCACAGCGGTCATGACCAAGAGAAAGAGGTCAGAGCATTACGTCAACAATAAAGAGTTTCTTGCTGCTCTAATTAAGTATCGTGAGGATGTTGAAATTACTTATATTCAGAAGTACGGAAGAGAACCTACAAAAGATGAAAGGGGAAAGCCCTGGGACACTAAACCACCCATCCCTCGCTACATCGGTGAGTGTTTCCTGAAGATTGCTAATCACCTGTCATTCAAACCAAACTTCGTGAACTATATGTTCAAGGAAGATATGATTTCTGATGGCATTGAGAACTGTGTTCAATACATTCACAACTTCAATCCAGAGAAGTCACAAAATCCTTTCGCATACTTCACACAAATCATTCACTACGCTTTCCTTCGCCGTATCCAAAGAGAAAAGCGTCAGTTAGAAATCAAGAACAAGATCCTTGAGCGTTCTGGGTTCTCTGAAGTATTTGACGACAACAGTATTGACGGAAGCAACTACAGCGACTATAATAGTATCAAGGACGCTGTACACTCTAAACTCCGCTATTGAATGAAAGTCGCTATTATCACTGACCAGCACTTCGGAGCAAGAAAGAACTCTAAACTCTTTCACGATTATTTTCTGAAGTTCTATAATGATGTCTTCTTTCCAACTTTGGAAGAGGAAGGTATCACTACGGTCATTGATATGGGAGATACCTTTGACAGTCGCAAGGGTATTGACTTCTCTGCCCTGTCTTGGGCAAAGAATAACTATTATGACCGTCTCCAAGAGATGGGAGTAAAGGTTCATACAATTGTCGGCAATCATACAGCATATTATAAAAACACTAATCAAGTAAACGCGGTTGATTTGCTATTGCGCGAATATGACAATGTAACCGTTTACTCTGAACCAACTGAAGTGATGTTGGGTAAACTACCTGTACTTTTTATACCTTGGATTAATCAAGAAAATGAAGAAAGCACTCTTAAACTTATTGAAAAGACAACTTGCCCGTGTGCGATGGGGCACCTTGAACTCCAGGGATTTAGAGTTAATAAACAAATCGTCATGGAGCACGGTTTGGAGAGCGAATTATTTGGTAAGTTCGCCAGGGTCTATTCGGGACACTATCACACTAGATCGAATAATGGGACAGTCTTCTACCTAGGAAATCCTTATGAGATGTTTTGGACAGATGTTGGAGACACCAGAGGATTTCATATCTTTGATACGGAGACAGTAACTCACGAACCTGTCAATAATCCATACAGATTATTCCACAACATTTACTACGAGGATACAAATTATCAGACTTTTGATACTCGTGAGTATGAAAACAAAATTGTAAGAATTATTGTTCGTAAGAAAACTGATAGTAAAAAGTTTGAAAAGTTTGTTGATAAACTTTACTCTTCTGGAGTTGCCGAACTTAAAATCGTTGAAAACTTTCAAGTTGAAGTGTCAGAAGATTTTGAAGCATTTGAATCAGAAGACACTCTTACAATCCTGAATAGATATATTGAGGAGGCAGAAATAAATCTAGATAAATCAATCGTTCAAAAAATGATTCAAGAAATTTATCAAGAGGCATGTGAATTAGTATGATATGTTTATTCTAACAATCAACGGGAAAGAAACCGAAGGTGCATATTCGGTAATGGATGATGACGGAGAACAAATTCTTTATTTGTTTGAAGAGGAAGATGATGCCACCAGATATGCTATGATGTTAGAAGACAACGGTTGTCCAGAGATGCATGTGATTGAAATTGAAGACGATGTTATGATAAAAACTTGCGAAATTCATGACTACAAATATACTATAATCACCCCAAATGATATTGTGATTCCCCCTGATACTGAACATGATTTTATTTAAAACCATCAAGTGGAAAAATTTTCTTTCTACTGGCAACCAATATACTGAAGTTGACTTCACAAAAAATAAAACAAATTTAATCATTGGAACTAATGGTGCAGGAAAATCCACTGTTTTGGATGCCCTCACCTTTTCGTTGTTTGGAAAACCATTTCGCAAGATTAATAAACCACAACTTATCAATTCTGTAAACGAAAAGGATTGTAAGGTTGAGGTTGAGTTTTCTATCGGATCTGTTGAATGGAAAGTAGTTCGGGGAATTAAACCAGCAATCTTTGAGATCTGGAGAAATGGCGCAGCATTGGACCAATCTGCAGCAGCACTTGATCAGCAGAAGTGGTTAGAGCAAAATGTTCTCAAAATGAACTATAAGTCTTTTACTCAAATTGTAATTTTGGGTAGTAGCACTTTTGTTCCTTTTATGCAGTTGTCTGCAGCAAATCGCAGAGAAGTTATTGAAGACTTGCTTGATATTAAAATCTTTTCTTCAATGAACACTTTAATTAAAGAAAAAATTCGTTCACTGAAGGAAGAAATCAAAGTATTTGAACTCAAGAAAGAATCACTTCTTGATAAAGTTAAGATGCAGGAAGAGTTTATTGAAGAACTTGAGAATAGGGGAAAAGACAATATAAATGCCAATAAAGAAAAGATTGCCAATCTAGATAAAGAAATTGGTGATTATATGAGTGAGAATACTTCCAATGAAGATCCTCTCAGAGCACTTATTCGTGAGCAAGATACTATTACAGGATACGCTGAGAAACTTCGCAAGTTAGGAAATCTTAAAGGCAAAATCTCTCAGAAAGTATCTACGATTACTAAAGAACATAAATTCTTTGTAGAAAATACGGTATGCCCAACCTGCACACAACCTATTGACGAAGAGTTTAGAATAAATAGAATTACCGACGCTCAAAATAAAGCAAAGGAGTTGCAATCTGGTTATAAAGAACTGGAACAGGCAATTAAAGAGGAAGAGGAGCGAGAGCGTCAATTCACCGCTCTATCGAAGGAGATTTCAAAACTAACGAATGGCATTTCTCAAAACAATATCAAGATTAATGGGTGTCGCAGACAAATCAGAAATCTTGAATCTGAAATTCAAACTCTTACCGAGAACCTTGCAAACAGAAATTCTGAACATGAGAAGTTAGAATCCTTCAAAGACAATTTAAAAACTACATACGACGAACTCGCTTCTAAAAAAGACATAATCAACTATTACGACTTTTCGTATAGTTTACTTAAAGACGGCGGAGTTAAATCCAAAATCATTAAGAAGTATCTACCGCTGATAAATCAGCAAGTTAACCGTTATCTTCAGATGATGGATTTCTACATCAACTTCACACTTGATGAGGAATTTAACGAAACCGTCCAGTCACCCATTCACGAAGATTTCTCTTATGCTTCCTTTAGTGAAGGAGAGAAAATGCGAATTGATCTAGCACTTCTTTTCACTTGGAGAGAAGTTGCGAGAATGAAGAACTCAGTCAATACAAATCTTCTGATTATGGATGAGGTGTTTGATAGCTCACTCGACGGATTTGGAACAGAAGAGTTCCTTAAGATTATTCGTTATGTGATTAAAGATGCTAACATCTTTGTTATCTCCCATAAAACTGGACTAGAGGACAGATTTGAAAGTGTCATAAAGTTTGAGAAAGTCAAGGGTTTTTCGCGTATGGTGGTCTGAAGCACCAAAGAACAATGAATACTCCAAACTGGCAGCACCATTCCAAGAAGGAACAGAAACGAAAACTTAAACCGCAAGCACTGCGCCAGGCGAAAGCACGACTGGCCCAATTCAAAAAGCGTCACATGGGTCGTCCTAAGGGCGACCTTTCGTTGTATGATGGGTACATACGAAACAAATCCGATGCCTGTTCGCCACGAAATCAAATCTCAACTTGCCAAACTGCTTGCCACTGAGGATTTGGTGGTTGAGCATAAGAAGGTCTCTACTGCCTGTTTCAATGTCCACACTCGTGTGCTAACGCTTCCTCTGTGGGAAAAGGCAAGTGGCACCGTCTATGACCTTCTAGTGGGTCACGAGGTTGGTCACGCATTATTTTCTCCCGATGAAGACTGGAGCGAGAAAGTAAAAGTTCCTCATCAGTTTGTAAACATCGTTGAGGATGCTCGCATTGAGAAACTGATGAAGCGTAAGTATGCTGGACTTGCCAAAACTTTCTTCAATGGATATAAAGAACTGAACGAAGAAGATTTCTTCCAGATTGCTGATGATGATATTTCTACCTTTAATCTTGCTGACCGCACTAATCTTTACTTCAAGATTGGAAACTTTGTAACTCTAGATTTTAATCAAGAGGAGCAAGAAATCATTGATTTGATTTCTTATGCTGAAACTTTTGCTGATGTTCTTCTTGCTGCTGAAGAACTTTATAAGTATTGTAAGAGAGAAAAGGAGCAGGAACAGAAAGTTGCTGACTTTGATTCTCACGAAATGAAGGGAGATTCGCAGTCTCCTGCCAATGAAATTGTTGAGAGTAATGACTCCTCTTCTGAGGAAGATGGTGAGAGCGATAACTCTCAATCTCAGGAGGAGAGTGGATCTGGCGGAACTGCTCAAGGAGATCAAACAGCAGCAAATTCTTCTGACGAAAATGATGATCTTGAAGTTCGTACTGCAGATTCTCTTGAGGAAAAACTTCGTGATCTTGTGGGAAATGATGATTATGAGAATAGTTACGTTGAAGTTCCCCAATTAAATCTTGGCACCGTGATTGGTAAGAACTCTGAGATTCATAAAGAGATTGATTTCTCCTTTTTGCATCAGCAGGTTCTTCATAACAATCACGCTAAAGATAGGGGATTTACTCCCGCAA